GGCAGCTCCACTTCCGCAACAAGCGCGCCGAGATGTACTGGCGCCTGCGCGAGGCTCTCGACCCGACCAGCCCTGATCCCATCGCGCTTCCGCCCGACCAGGAGCTGCTCGGCGACCTTACGGCGCCCCGGTACAAGGTTGTGACCATGGGACGCGGCGCCGCCATCCAGATCCACAGCAAGGACGACATCCGCGATGCGCTGGGGCGCAGCCCGGACAAGGGCGATTCCGTGGCCATGACCTTCGCGGCAGACCTCCCACGCCCGCAGCGCGCACCGCGCAAGAAGAGCTGGCGCGACCGCCTGGCGACTCGGGCAAGAACCAACGGATCGGCGCAAGCCGCATGAGCACCATGGCATACGACGACGCGGCGCGCGAGAACTGGGCTCGCTATCTCTACGGCAAGGACCGTGGCCACACCAAATACACCGAGCAGGCGGCGCGCTGCGAGGGCATGTACCTGGGCGGCGGCGAGCAGTGGACCGAAGCGGACAAAGCCATCCTGAATGAGCAGGGCCGTCCCAGCTACGAGTTCAACGAGATCCTGCCCAGCACCAACAGCGCCATCGGGTACCAGATCCACAACCGCATGGACATCGCGTTCAGGCCGCGCGGCGAGAAGGGCGACCTGGCCGTGGCCACGATTCTGTCCAAGGTGGTCAAGCAGATCCTGGACGCCACCCAGTTCCACTGGGTCGAGACGCAGGTATTCAGCGACGGCCTGATCGAGCAGCGCGGGTATTTCGACGTTCGCGTGAACTTCGACAACAACATCAAGGGCGACGTCGAGATCCACGTTGATGACCCGCGCGACGTGATTCCGGATCCGGATGCCAAGAGTTACGACCCCGACAAGTGGGGGGACGTGACCAAGAGCCGTTGGCTCACGCTGGATGAGATCGAGCAGATCTACGGGTACGCCGCCAAGGTGAAGGCCGAGGCTTCGAACGATGAGGGGCACGACTTCGGCGACCAGGACGACGAGGCGCAGCGCAACAAGTTCGGCCGGAGTGATCGGTACGGCCTGTACGACGCCTACAGCGCGCACGAGGACGGTCTCAAGCGGTACCGGGTGATTGACCGGCAGCGGTTCGTGTACGAGAAGACGCGCTGCATCGTGTTCCCAGACACCGGCGAGGTGCAGATTGAAACCGATCTCTCCGCTGATTCGATTGCCGATGCGCTGAACCAGGGCGCCGTGCGCTCAACCCGGATGCGCCGGCGTGTGAAGTGGACCGTCAGCACCTTCTCGACGGTCCTGCACGACGACTACAGCCCCTACGAGCACTTCACCACGGTCCCGTTTTTCGCCTACTTCCGGCGCGGCAAGACGCGCGGCATGATCGACAACGCCATTGGACCTCAGGAAGCGCTCAACAAGGCGGTGAGTCAGTACATCCACATTGTCAACACCAGCGCGAACAGCGGGTGGACAGTCGAAGAGAACTCGCTCACCAACATCACGACCGAAGATCTGGAGGATGTTGGCGCAAGCACCGGGCTGGTTCTTGAGTACAAGAAAGGCAGCACCTCGCCGAAGAAGATCGAGCCGAACCCAGTGCCCACTGGCGTAGACCGGATCATCGACCGCGCCACCCAGGCGCTGAAGGACGTCACCGTGCCCGAGGCGATGCGGGGGCAGCAGGGCCCCGAGGTGTCCGGCATCGCCATCCAGGCCAAGCAGTTCGCCAGCCAGCAGCAGTTGGCGGTACCACTGGACAACCTGGCGTTCACGCGCTCCCTGCTGGGCAAGCGCATCCTGAAGCTGGTGCAGCGGTACTACGACAGCCACCGGGTGTTCCGCATCACGGAGACAGACCCCAACACCGGCAAGGAAGTCGAGCAGGTGCTGGAGATCAACAAGTTCGACCCGGCGACGAACAGCTACTTGTACGACGTCACCGTGGGCGAATACGACGTGGTGATCTCCGAGCAGCCGATGCAGGTCACCTTCGAGAACAGCCAGTTCCAGCAGGCACTGGAAATGCGCAAGGCGAACATCGCAATCCCGGACGCCACGGTGATCCGCTACTCGGCGCTGGCCGACAAGCACGACATCCTGGCCAACATGCAGTCGGCCCAGCCAGCGGCAGACCCGACTCTGGAGGCCAAGGCCAAGCTGATCGAGGCGCAGGCCCGAAAGACCGACGCAGAGACGGTCCACGTCCATTCGAAGACGGTCAATGAGGACGTGAAGGCAATGTACAGCTCCACCCAGGCAGCCCAGGTGCTTATGACCGTGCCGGGCGCGTCTGGCGTGGCAGATGGGCTACTGCGCTCAGCAGCGTTTCAAGACAAGGATGCCGCGCCCATTGTCCCAGCCGTGCCGGGCGGCGTGGCGCCTGCCGCCGAACTACCGCGCAATACCGATCCGCTTTCCCCAGCGAGCCCGGCAAACGGTCTGAACGCTGGCATCGAGACGCTCGCCGCTGACGGCGCGCGCACCCCCGCATGACCGCAACGAAGAGGAAGACCATGACCACTGAAACCGCCCCTGCAGCAACCGAAGACGATGGTCTGGTGAACGCGATCGCGCGCGAGCAGAGCCGCACCTGAAACAGTTTCCAACCACAGAGGACCACACCATGAACATGCTCTTGAAGAAGCTCCTGTCCCGCTACATGGCGCCCGCCGGTGACGACGGCTCCGACACTGGCGGCGCCGACACCGCCGTCGAGGACCGTGGCGACGACTTCACCCCCACCGAAGACGGCGCGACCGCAGAGGATGGACAGGCTACCGATACTGACGGCGCCGCTGCTGGTGAGGATGCCGCAGCCGGTGCCGACGACACTGGCCAGGGCGGCGCTGATGCTGGCGAAGGCGCGGAAGATGAGCGCACCCACCGTGCCCCCGGGATCCCAAAAACGCGCTTTAACGAGGTTAACGAGCGCAAGAAGGCGCTGGAGTCTGAAAACGAGCAGCTGCGCCGCGAGCTGGCAGCGGCGCGCGCGGCAGAAACGGCGCAGAGCGCCGCTCCCGTCGCACCACCAGCATCTCAGCAGCAGGCCGAGGCAGCCGCCTTTGACGTGACCACGAAGGAACAGGAGTTCGTCTCGGCGCTGATCGACGGCGATACCCAAAAGGCCGCCAAGATCCGGGGCGAAATCAATGCGCACCTGGTGGATCAGGCGACCGAGCGGGCAGAGGGCAACATCGCACGGCGCAGCGCGGTGCAGTCCCTGAAGGCAGAGGTGGATTCCACTCTGGAGCAGTACCCTTGGCTCGACACTGCTGCTGGCGCGGACGCCCTGGAGTTGATCATGGCAGCGCGGGACCGCTCGATTGCCCAGGGCGTAGCGCCGCACCTGGCGCTGCGAGCCGCCGTGGCCAAAATCGCTCCCCGTTTCGCTCCCGAGGATGATCAACAACCCCCCTCTGGGGGCTTGTCTCAGGGGGCCGAGCGCGGCGACACTCGTTCCAGCAACGCGGTCAAGCGTGGGGCTGCCGATCAGGTGGCCCAACCTCCTGCGCTGCAGGTCGGCGTTGGCAATCGCGCTTCGCCCTCCGCGCGGGTGGACGTCGCGGCCTTGGATGACGAGCAGTTCGCTGCTTTGTCGCCAGCCGAGAAGTCCCGCCTTCGCGGCGACTGACCACCATGCCGGCCAGAACTCACCCATCTGGCTGGCCAATCTCCAGGGTGCACAGCGTCCACACGGCAGGACGGTAAACCGCCCGGCGCCTTGACCGCCTTCAACGTCATGTTTCCCGCATTGGCAGCGCACGCCTGAAGTCCGTAACCAATTCATGGAGCATGACATGCTGACCAATTTCGCGGCATTGACGCCGAAACAAAAACTGGTCTGGTCGCGTGATGTGTGGCAAGCCGCACGCGATCAGATGTTCATCAAGCGCTTCCTGGGCACGAGCGAGAACTCGATGATCCAGCGCATCACCGAGCTGACCAAGACGGAAAAAGGCGATCAGTGCCTGATCCAGCTGGTTGCCGATCTGGTCGAGGACGGCGTGATCAGCGACAACGAGCGCGAAGGCAACGAGGAGGCGATGCAGTCGTTCTCGCAGATCATCACCCTCGACCTGATCACGCACAGCGTGCGCAATAAGGGCAAGCTCGCCGAACAGCGCTCGGTCATCAAATTCCGCGAGATGGGCCGCAGCCGCCTGTCCTACTGGCTGGCCAATCGTGTCGATCAGCTCTCGTTCCTGTCGCTGTCGGGCATCAGCTACGCCTTCCAGAACAACGGTGCACCGCGCGTCGGTTCGCCGTTCCCCGGCCTGGCTTTCGCCGCCGATGTCTCCGCGCCTTCGGCCAAGCGTGCGCTGATGTGGGACGGCACCGCGCTCGCCGCGTCCAACACTGCCAGCATCACCACGGGATACGTGATCAGCTACAAGACCATGGTGGACCTGATCGCCTACGCGAAGGAGCACTACGGCAAGCCTCTGATGGACGGCGGCAAGGAGTACTACGTGTTCCTGCTGGCGCCCGGTTCGCTGGCGCAGCTCAAAAAGGACGCGGACTATCAGCGGGCCGTGGTCGCTACCGCAACCAAGGGTGGCACCGACTCGCCCTGGTTCACTGGCGCCACCGTGACGGTGGACGGTGCGGTCCTGCACGAACACCGCCTGGTTTACACGACCAAGGGCGCGGCCTCGGGCTCGAAGTGGGGCGCCGGCGGGCTGGTGAACGGCACGCGCTCGGTGCTCTGCGGCGCGCAAGCGCTCGCCATGGCCGACATCGGCCCCGCCGAGTGGGACGAGAAGACCTTCCAGTACGGAAGCCAGCAGGGCATCAACATCGACAAGATGTTCGGCCTGCTCAAGCCGAAGTTCTATTCGATCTACGACGGCTCGGAAGAGGACTTCGGCACCGTCACGCTGGACCACTACATCCAGTGACGCCAGAAGCGGGGCCTGTGGCCTCGCTTCGTCGCTCTTCCGGTAGCACTTCGCTCACCACTGTTCCACCTTGATGTTGAAGGAACCATCATGACCATCACCAAGAACTCCGGTCGCCAGGACCCCATTGCGGCCACTGCCGACTTCACCTTCGCCGATCTCACCAGCGGCGCCTATGCGGACGCTGTCGACGTCCCTCCGGGCGCGATTGTTGTCGGCGGCCACCTGGCCATCACCACGATCTTCAACTCTGGCACGGACGACAAGTTCTCCATCGGTGACAAGGTCGGCTCTGCGGCTGCCACCGCTGCCACCTACGCGGCCCAGTCTGCGGACATCACCGCTGCCGGCGCCGTGCCCATCGTGCCCACCGGCAAGAAGTATTCCGAGCCCAGCACTGTTGGGATCGTCTGGACTGGCACTGGCGCGGCTCCATCCGCTGGTGCTGGGCGCCTCACCGTGCTCTACATCGTGGACGGCCGCGCAGCTTTCAGCCACGGCTGATCGACGCTCTCTGTGGTCCGGCCCTACGGGGCCTTTTGCCCGGCGGCCTCGCGCTGCCGGGTCTTTTGAGGAAATACGCCATGAAGTTCTACTCCCCTTCCGCTTCGCCGCTGCATGTCGGCTTGACCACTGGGCATATGGCCGTCATCACGAGCGACGGCGTCGAGCTTGACCCCATGTTCCACCGCGAGGCCGTGGCCAAAGGCGCTATTCCAGAGACGCTGCGCGGCGCAGAAGGCGCCAGCGACGCAGTGTCTGCCAAGCCCGTCGTGCGCGACGACGAGATCCGTGCGGCCATCATGGCGATGCTCGACGGCGACGACGAGGACGATTTCAACGAAGACGGCAAACCGAACCTGAACCGGCTCAAGGCCCGGCTCGGATTCAGCATCAGCCGCGAAGAAGCCGATGCCGCCTTCGAAGCAGTGACCAAGGCAGGCTGATCGCCATGCTGGTGGAGGACTTCATCACCCGGTTCCGCTCGGCGGTGCACGACGTTGCCATTCCGCCGTTCTGGTCGGGTGAAGAGGTCGTCTCCTACCTGAACGAGGCGGTGCAGGAGGCGTGCGAGCGGGCCAATCTGATCGAGGACCGATCCATGGCCCTGACTCTGGTGCCGGGGCAAGACACCTACTCCCTGCATGCCAGCGTGTTCGAGATCAAGCGGCTGGCCTTGCACGGCCGGCCCCTCGATGAGACCAGCGTGGAAGCGCTCGACGCCGACATGCCGGGTTGGGAGAGTCGAACGGGAACGCCGCGCCATTTCATCTTCGAGCCGGCCAGTGGCGCCCAAGCCGCCATGGTGCGCCTGGTGCCCACGCCTACGGTGGCTGATGCCGTAGCGCTCACCGTGTACCGCGGCGCGCTCAAGGCGTTGAGCGAAGACCGCGACCAGGAGCGGCCGGAAATCCCCGAGCGTTTCCATGCGCGCCTGATGGACTGGCTCATGCACCGCGCCTACCTCAAGCAGGACGCGGACACCTTTGACCCCAACAAGGCCGCGACGTCGCTTGGCCTGTTCGTGCAGACATTCGGCGAGCGGCCCGATGCCAACGTACAGCGCAAGCAGCGCGACAAGCGACCGCCGTTGGTGCGCATGATTTTCTGAGCCCCCCGTAGGGTTTGGCCGTGGCGCGCCGGAACGCGAAACTGGCGCCAGATCTTCTCGAAAGCACCTCATGGCAACCATTGATGAACGCCTGCGCCAGGGCGGCGCTGCTGATCAACCGGGCCGCATCGGGCCGGCCACGCCGCCAGCCCCTCGCGCCAGCAGCTTTGGCGATGCCGCAGCCGCTGCGCGCAACCGGGGAGTGACGCAGCTCGGCCAGACCGGCGCGCCTCCAGCCGATGCACAAGCTCCAGTGCCATTGGGCCAGATGCACAGCGTCGGCGGGCGCAACGCTGCGCAGATGCTCGCCTCGGGCCTCGACAGCGGCGCGCGCGCGTTCTTCAACTCGTTCGGCCCCTCTCCGGAAAAGGGGCAGGCAGTGCCGGCGCCAGTTGCGCCAAACCCCACCGACCAGCGCCTTGCAGCCGGAACGCAAACTGCGCCCATGGGTGCAGCGGCCATGCTGGCGGCGGTGCCCGCTGCCACCACGGACCCTGCAGCGCCCTCGGGCAACGTCACCCGTGTGGGCAACAGTTATTCCGGCACGGACATCCGCGGCGACATCACCGTCAACGGCAAGACCCCTGGCGGTGGCTACATGGCGGCTGGTGAGCAACTCCGTGCGCTGGGGGCCGGGGCCGGCGGCGCGCCGGGCGGCGTGACGGGAGTGCAGGCGCCCACCGTGCGCCACAGCGGCAACAGCTGGCAGGCCCAGAACGACCTGCGCAATGCGCGGGTGAGCGCCAGCAGCATCATGAACAACGGCGGGCGCTTCGACCAGCACGGCAAGGGCGTCGTCTCGCCCGAGCGCGCGGCCTACCTCGCCATGCTGGGCACCGACCAAGCCCTCAGGCAGGCGCAGCCCGGCATGGACCAGACCGCCATGCGCGAGAACGCCGGGTTGCAGCGCGAGGGCATGCAGCAGACCGGCGCCAATGCCCGCACCGCGCTGACGGCCGGGCTGGACCAGCAGCGCCTGGGCTTGGAGCAGACAGCGGCCGGGTTCAAGACGCGGGCCGCACAGCGCCTTGAGGGCTTGCAGTCGGCCTACCAATCGGCCAAGACCGATGCCGAGCGCGGCGCGCTGGCGCGGCAGATTCGGGAGATTCAGGGGACGGAGAATGGCGACCAGTGGAAGGCTGTGGCGCTGCAAGGCGGCACCGACGCCCAGGGCAACAAGACCGAGAGCATTCTTGGGGCCGTGAACGAGCGCACTGGGGAGATGAAGCGGATGGAGGCGGGGCCTCGAGTGCCAGCGATCAGTGAAAACGCGCAAGCGATTTCCATCCGAGACAACCCGAGTTTGACCCGTGAGCAAAAGGTCGAAGCTCTTCGGAAGCTTGGCTACTCCTAGGATCTCTGCTTGTTCAGGAAGCGGTCGATTTCGCTCTCATCGTACAACCGCCTGCAAGCCACCCCGATCATGACAGCAGCCCGGTTGCTGCGTGTCTCCCCAGCCTTCTTGGCGGTGCACTCGGCGCCCGAGCCGAAGCCGAACAGGCCGCGGCCGGAGCCCTGTGCAACGGCGTCCATGCCGCCCGCGTGCTCGCCGATGCAGACCTGGTAGACCGCCTGCGCCGCCACGTCGTTCTGCGTGCCGGGTAGCTTGTCCAGCAGGCAGGTGGCGAAGTTGGCGGCGTAGGCCGGGCTGGCGGCGAGTGCCAGGGTGGCGAAGATCCAGCGAGCAGGCATGGTGTATCAGGTCTGCATCGGTGGCTGCGGAGAAACTTCAGGCTGGATAGATGCGCTTCCGTGTGACATCGTGGCAGCACCGAGATCCAGCTTGGTCTGAGCAGCGGAAGCAGGCAGTTCCAATTCCCGGGGGCGCTTCGCCTGTAGGCCGATGAAATTTGCCACGGCGATTAGATTGTCGTCATCGGTGATCAGCATATCTGCGCCTGCCACCCTTGCAATCGCAGCAATCTGGCGATCCACCTTGATCTTTTGATAGTGTTCACCCTTCTTGGTGCCGTGCCGCTTGCCGCCGGCAGAAACCGCAAGGCGATGGATCATGGCGCACTCTGCTGCAGCCCTCAAATCGAAAGGCGCTACGCGCACAACGCTGCGTTTTTGCAATGCACCGAGCCATGCTGAGGTGCCTTCGTCGGTGCGCACCAGTAATTCGCTGATGGCCGGGGTTGGCAAGATGAGCACTCCGTCGGCTTTGGCAACCGTTTCAAGCAGATGATCAAGGCGGGCAAGGATGGACTCCTCGGTCTTTGTGCTTGCCCAAAGCACGAGTACGCAAGCATCAAGCGTGCAGATCATCCGTCCCCCTGATGTCCGCCAGTTCTTTCAGCGGCTCTTGCATCTCGCTCCACCCGGTCTTAATCGCACGCAGCGTCTGGACGAAATCCCTCGGCGACGCGCCATCAAGAATTTCGACACGATCTGCATAGACGGCGTGAGGCTCCCACTTTCCTGAGTCGGTTCGTCGCCACGTGCCGTGGACGTGCACACGCACTATGTCTGAGCGGAACCGCTTGGCCAGGTCTTGGGCCATGGCGATATCCCGCAGAACGATCCGATGCTCAACACTGCCCTTGTCGGGAAGCCGCAGATGAACGGTGTCATCTGCGCCACTAATGCCCACAACCCGGCCATCCAGCGTCCCGACGTCCGACACCGTCATTTCCGGCGCGGCGTATTCTTTCGCGGCAAACACCGGGAATGAGACGACGGTGTTTTCCTGCCGGTCAACGATCTCCCCGCGAGCCCCCGAACGATTCATGAGTTCCGAGAGCTTCACGAAGCTGCGTCCGCCCGGCCCCAGAGGGTCATTGGCGGCGTGCTGAATTCTTGCCCTGGTGTATGCGGGATGCTGGCCGACCTGCTTGACTCGGACGACCACGCTGCCTTTGACGATGCCATCCAGCACCGGTTTTGAGTCGTCGCCGAGCAGTGCCGCAAACTCCTTGAGGTAGTCCGCGAGGACGGCAACAGGCAGCGTCTTCAGGGTCACACCCCGAATACGCAATGCGTAGTCCCAGTCCGGTTTCTTGGCCATGATTCCAGTTTACCGGAATGGGGTCAAAAGGACATTGTCGGTGTCCCCCCTATAGGGTTCGCCCTGGCGCCCTGAACCTCCGACAGTGGGGGGATGGCACAAGACAACCTCCAGCCGTTCTCCGGCAAGCTCGATGAACCAGGCGAAGGCCCTTGGACCAACTACAGCAAGCCGCCCAAGGCAGATGGCCCATGGAGCCAATATTCAGGACTCAAGCCGTTCGATGGCGAACTTGATGGAGCGGCCCCAAAGCGCACTCTGGCCGGCACGGCCGGCGACCTGGGCGTCGTCGCCCTGAAAGGCGCCGTGGGTTTGCCGCAAGCCGCCGTGGGCCTGCTCGACATTCCCACTGGAGGCCATGTAGGCAAAGCCCTTGAAGGCGCGGGCGTCCGATTCAAGGATGCCCAGGACACGCTGGACACGATGTATTCGCCGGCGCAGCAGGCGGCCAACCGCAAGGTGCGGGAAGCCGATGGCTTCCTGGGCACGGCCAAAGCGATGCTGGAGAACCCAAGCACCATCGCTACCGGAGTCGGAGAATCCCTCCCGCAGATGATCGGCGGCGCCGGCGTGGCGCGCGGGGCAATGGCCTTGGCGCCAAAGCTGGGGCCGGTGCTCGCCGGCGCGCTGGGCGAGGGCGTGGTGGGCGCCGGTGCGGCCGCCGAACAGGTGCGCGGGCAGACCGAGGATGGTTTGCTCACCGGCAAGCAGGCGGCGCTCGCGGGCGCCTCCGGCCTGGCGACGGCCGGCCTGGGTGCACTGGGCGGCAAGGTCGCGCAGCGCCTGGGCGTCGGCGACGTGGACACGATGCTCGCCAGCGGCGCGGCGCGCGCGGCGGGGCAGGGTTCGACCCGCTCTATGCCGCGCCAGATGATCGAAGGCGCGCTGGCCGAAGGCGCGCTGGAAGAAGCGCCCCAGTCGATGGCCGAGCAAGCGCTGCAGAACATCGCGCTGGACAAGCCGGTAGGCGAGGGCGTCGGCGCCGCGGCGGCGCAGGGCTTGATTACTGGGGCCGCGATGGGCGGGGCCGGCGGCGCCATCGGCGCATCGGGCAATCGCGCCCAGCAGCGCGCGGATGCGCAGGCCGCCCAGGCCGCAGAAGCTGCCGCCGCAGACGCTCCGCCCCTGGCGCCCGGAGAACCGCCCGCACCTGGACCTG